TCAATAGGATCAAATACTTTAAGAGTTTCATCACCTTTAATTCTTTTAAATGGATTTGATACTCCACCATACTTAGAAGGTTTTTCTCCTTTTACAGTTTCTAAAACTCTTGAAAATGGAACATAACTTTTATTAGCTTCTACCATTGCATCAAATGCTTGTTTATCTATTAATTTTAAATCTCTTGCATACTCAAGAAGCTGTCTATTATAAACGTCTATTTCTTTTGCAATAGGATCATATTTATTTTTTAAAATTTGTATTGTTTCTTTTGCTGCTTGTGAATCAAAAGGATGTTTAAAACCTCTTCTATCATATTCTAAAGCTCTTCTTGCAATAAGATAAGCATTAAGTTCGGCATATTGTTTTTTAATACCTTGTTCATTCAATTTTTTATTTGAAACTCCTAATTTAGTTAAAGGTGCTTCGGCATTTTCAAATTTTAATGGTTCTAAAACTTGTTTTAAAGGTTTACCTTTATTTTCAAGATTAACTGTTTGAGTTGCTCTATCAATAAAAGAACCTCCTCTATTTGTCATACCAACTAATATTCTAAATTGTTCATAAACATTTAATTGACCTTTAGTATTTTTGGTACTTTCAACTCTTTGTACTAATCTTAATATAGGATGTAATCTATCTATAAATAATCTTGTTAAAGTATTTTTAACATCTGTTACATCTTTCGGTTTTTCAAATTTAGTTTTAGATAATATTAATTTAACAGCTTCAGGAAACTCTAAACCTTCTAAAAATTTTTCATCAAGTTTTATTTTTTTACCTGTAATATCTTCTACTGTTCTTTTAATAGCTCTAGGTATTTCTAAATTTTTACTTGCTAAATCTTGCTTGACAGATTTATCTAACTTATAGTCTGCAGCTAAATCAACTGCATCACGATTAGTTTTTTTAATTATATTAGGAATTTTTTTTGCTCCTCTTTCTCCTAATCCAAATGCACCAAACAAAATTACAGAATCTATTAATTGATCCTTACTTGGCAATTCTCTTTCTATGATTGCACCCGATCCTTCAAATCCTGCAACTCTTCCTATTAATTGTGGCAAAAATTTATTACTTAATCCTCCAAGTTTAGCAGCAGATAAAAGTTGCGTTCCTTCTTTTAACCCAGCTTTAATTCCTTCATTTCTAAAAATCTCCCAAAAATTATTCCAATTAGCAACTTGACCTTTCTCTCTCATGTCTAAATATGTTTCTCTAATAGAACCCACTACTAAACCAGAAGTAAAAATACTAGCATTAGGTGAACGAGTAGCAAACAAAGAAGCACCACCAACACCAAAGTATAAAGGTAAATCTTTTACAATTCTTGCTGCATTGGTAATATTTCTTTCAAGAAAACCTGTATCTTGAAAATCAACATTAAAATATTTTCCATCTTCTTTTGTTCCATCTATATTAGGAATACCATGAGCTTCTTGAATTAAATCTATAACACCTGTATTCCAACCAGCTGCAATTCTTTCTCCTACATTATCTAATTTTTTTCCTACAGCAGCTTCTAAGAAACCTTTGTCATCTGGATTTTCTCTCTGTATTGTTTCGATTTCATCATAATTAACTATTTCAGGAATAGCTAAATCTTTTTCGTAAATTTTTTTTATTGCTGTAGTATCAACAGGTTCAAATCCAAAATCTTTGACAATTTCTTCAGAAGTAAAACCACCTTCTTGTAATTGTTTTACTTTTTCTTGTTGCCAATTATTTATTTCAACTTGACTAAAACCACCTTGTTTTAGTTGTTGTGTTTGTGTTTGTAAATCTGCCATGCTTATTCACTAATTCTTTTTAAATATTCTGAAGGACTTTCTCCTGGTAGTTTTTTTTTAGATTCATCAACTTCTTTTTTTTCTACATTGTCCATCATGTTTTTAAAAATTTTATTTTTATCTGTTTGATATTGTAAAAAATCTTTTCCTATAAAATTTTTATCTTTATAATCTAATAATTGAAGTGGTGATTTCCCTTCACTAATACCTTGAATGTATAATAAATACATATCATCTCTAAATCTAGTAAGACTATTATTGTAACTTTTTGGGTCTAAAATTTTAATAACATCTGAACTTATTAAAGATTTAGTTTCATCTATAAAACTATGAAAGGGAGCAAATGTTTTTAAAAATTGTTTAGGATTTTTGTTTTGTTGTACAAATAAACTAGAATAATATTGTAAATCGTTTAAATCTGTTTCTCCATATCTTTCTAAAATAGATTTAGCTTCTGTCTCATTAGGTAATAAAAATTTATCAGAAACATTATTAATTTTATTAGTTGCTATCAAAGCAGATATAGCATTATTTGAATCAAAATCAGATTGAATAATTATTTTTTCTTGTGCGTTATTAATAATTTTTGTATTTACATCTGTTAGTTGAGTATTTAAGTTTAAATTATTACTAAAAATATCTTGAATAGTTTTTTGATTTAAACCTGTTGCAACATCAGCATCAGCAAGAGCTTTATTAAAACCTTCAGCTGTTTCTAATTTTAGTGCAGCATCTTCTGCTGAAATTTCAAATAATAACTCATTTCTTTTTTCTCTTGCTTTTTTACCAGCAAAATTTCTAAATTCTTTTTTTTCTATATCTGTTAAAGAATTGTAAATGTTTTGTAGATTTACATCACCTGCAAAATTACCTGAAATAGTTTGTTGAGTAATTTGTTTTAAAGCATTTGGTGGTACTTCTCCTACACCAACTGAAGATATAGCATTAGTTAATGTTGAAAATTTTTGTTCTTTAATTACTAAATCTGCTTTAGTAGAAAGTTCAATTATATCTTTTGATTCTAAAATATTATATTTACCTTCTTGTAATTGTTTTTTTAATAAACTTGGTTCGTTTAATAACATTTTATTTGCAACAGCTGATGCAGAAAATTGTTGATACTTTTGTTTAACATCTTTTTTAAGTTGTGGTTGTTCAACATAATAAGGGTTAGAATCTAATCTTTGATCTATCACTTCATATAATTGATCTAATCCAGAACCATTGGGAAGTGAAGAAAGAGCAATAGTTTTTTGTGTTATAAAATCATTATCAACATCAGAAGATTCTTTAAATTGAGTTTTTCTTGATTCTAATAAAGCATTTGATTTGAGTTGTGCAGCTGAAGCATAGAATTTAGATTTAAAAATTTGTTTACCAAATCTTGAAAAATTATTTGTTTTTGTAGAAGATAAATAATTATATAATTTGTTAGTTCCTTCATCATAAAGAGTAGAAGCATCGGAAGGATTAGCATTTTTTCCAGTTTCACTTGATAAAGTTAAAAATCCAACTGGACCATCTTTATTATCTTTATATGAATCTGCTATTAATTGATCTACTTTATTATTTTCTTCTAATTTTTTTTCTTTTATATATTCTTGCTCAACATATTTTGAAATAGGTTGTAAAGCAGTACCAACAGTTTGTGTTAAAGGTATTTGTAAATTAGTTGTAACACTTGGTCCTTGACCAGTTATTGTTCCTTTAGATGTAAATGTAGGTATCTTTGGCATAATTAATAAGGTCTCCCTCCAGCTCCTCCATAAGTAGATCCCATTGATCTTGGTCCACCAGAAGAACTACCAGGCGAACTAAACTGACTCATTGTTAATAAACTTGTTCCTGTTTGAGTTAATGTTCCTAATTGTGCAAGTCTTGCTTGTTGTCTAGCAACTTCTCCAGAGATTCTAGCAAAGTTAGCTTCTTCAAATTTTCTAGCTTTACCTATTTCAGTATTATATCTAGCAATATCTTTTTCTACTTCAGCTTCATACAAATTTGATAATGCTATATTTCTAGCTGTTCCTGAAAATTCTGCACCTGATTTTAAAGTATTAACAACTTGAGCTCCTTGTAATTTTCTAAAACTTTTATCAAATTGTGAAAGTTCTAAATTTAATTTATCATCTAATATCTGAGCTTCTTGTTCTTTAACTTGAGCATTACGATTGGCAATGGATTGATTATATTTACCTATAGCACCTTGTTGTTTATATTGTGTGTAACCTAATGCTCCTACTACCGCCATTTGCCAACTCATTAGAATATCCTCGCATATCTGAAGTGATCTGAACCATCAAAACCATAATGTTTCATCAATCCTTCGTTTTGTAAACCAAGCCATGAAGCAAACTTTAAACCTATTTTAAAGTCAGCTCTTACAGCTGTTTGT